TGGAAATGAGCAAGTTGTGGGAAACGACACATACACAGCATCAGGAGCCATTGACGCTTGAAAGTCTCATGAAGGGGATTGAAGCGATGCGCAATGAATACCGTGAGCCGCCTGTAGAAATCATCTCACCTCAAGAGTATTTCAGGCGGCTAGGCTATCGCATTCCTCTTTCAGCACAAGCGCTTGAAAGACTATGGCAGGAGCATCACCCATGACCACACACTCTCATCTTGATGCCACCACACAAACATGGCGTAAACCCGATGAGCCACGCGCCTTTACGCTCAAGTTCGATCAATCTAAGCTCAAGAGTGCCAACCCTGTCAGACGGCAAGAGTACCAGGAGTGGAAGGAAGTGGAAGGCATTCTCTTCACCAGTGGCTCCGTGTGCCTTGATCGAAGTTACATGAACTACTTCCCAACTCTGACCGACCTATGCGACAGCTTTGGCACCATCGGCAAGTATGACATTGTTTGGCACGATGAGATGGAAGAGGCGAGCGAATGATTGATGCACCTAGCCTTGTGGGGGTTGCTGAGAAACGCTGTTCAAAGTGTGGGAATGTCTATCCTGCAACGGCGGAGTTCTTTAGCAGTGATAAGCAGAAGAAAGATGGTTTGCATTCTCATTGTAAGAAATGCGTGCAAATCTATCATAAAGTCTATTATAGTCGTCCCGATCGACAAGAGCATGTGCGCATCTATCTAAGCCGTCCTGAAAATAAGGAACACAAAAGACTTTATGACCAAGTCTATTATAGTCGTCCCGAGGTACAATCTCGGGCTCGTAATAGTCATTATGGTCCCAAGTACCGTGAACGAAAACGATCTTACGATTATATTTATCGTCGTCGTCCCGAGTATCGTGAACAAAGACGATCTTATGATCTTACCTATCTTTCACGCAAACAGGCTGTTTTAGGAAACCATACCCCTGAGCAAATCCAAGAGCAATTGCATCGGCAAAAGCGTAAATGCTACTACTGTCATGATCGATTGAAGAAGATCAAAGGTAATTATATCTACCATGTTGACCACACCTTCCCTCTGTCGCGTGTCGCTGGCACTGATATCCCTGCGAATGATATCGCCTATCTAGTCATCACTTGTCCTACCTGCAATAAAAGCAAAAGCGATAAATTCCCCTGGGAGTTCTTTGAAGGCGGGAGGTTGATGTAGCATGAACTACCCCTCGCGCGCCCGTGACAACAAAAAATCGACAGCAGAAAAAGGATTTAGCACCAAAGCGCGTCAACGCCTTTTCCTCCAAGCCTTTGCCGACCATGCCAACGTCCTACTGGCCGCGCGCGCCGCTCACATCAATCGCACGACGGTCTATACCTGGCTTGAGCGTGATGAGGATTTTAGCTTTGCCTTCAATCAGGCCAAAGAGGATGCGCGTGATGTGCTGCGTGCTGAAATCTACCGACGTGGCAAGGAGGGTTGGGACGAGCCAGTGTTCCAGCAGGGGAAGCTCATTGATACCGTGCGCAAGTATAGCGATACTCTGCTCATCTTTCATAGCAAGGCGCTTATGCCGGAATACAGAGACAAGCAGCAAGTCGAGATGAGCGGACCCGATGGAACCCCTATGCAGGTACAACATACCCATGACTTCTCTCGCTTGAGTGACGATGAATTTGAGCAGTACAAACTCCTATCCGCGAAAGCAAGAGGTGGGTGATCTATGGCTGTAGCTGCACCTATCCCGGCTCAAGAGGAAGAGGAAATCCAAGAGGATGCGCGGCGGGGTGCTGCATCCTTCCGGTTTTTTGTCCGGGCTGCATGGCCTGTGTTAGAGCCAGGGACGCGCCTCGTATGGAACTGGCACATGGATGCGGTCTGCCTTCATCTGCAAGCTGTCTACAATCGTGAAATCCTCCGCTTACTCGTCAACATTCAGCCGGGAGTTGCAAAATCCACTCTCTTCTCTGTCATGTGGCCGGCCTGGTGTTGGCTGCATGATGCCTCTATTCGCTGGCTATGCGCGTCTCACTCGATGGACAACGCGATCAGGGACAATAAGAATTGCCGTGATCTCATCCAATCTACGTGGTATCAAGCACGGTGGGGACATCTGTTCGAGATGAAGGGTGATCAGAACGTCAAGACGTATTTCGAGAATGATCACCGGGGCTATCGTATGGCGGTCGCTGTCCGTAGTTCAGGTACCGGGAAACGCGGGACTCACTTGCTGATTGATGACCCGAACAATGCTATGGCAGGGCAAGCGGATATTGAAGCGGTCAAAACATGGTTCGGGCGATTATGGGTGCCCAGACTCAACGATCAGAAAACCGGCGCGATGGTGGTTGTGGGCCAGCGCATGGGTGAGAACGATCTGTCGAGTCACATCCTCGGATTAGGCGGGTGGGAACATCTCAATCTACAGACAGAATACGCGCCGGGGCGCAAATGTCATACCAAGATCGGATGGGAAGACCCACGCAAAGAAGAAGGGCAGTTACTTGCGCCTGAACAATTCCCGCCTGAATCTGTAGAGAAGGTGAAGCGGTCGGTCGGTCCTGTTGTCTACGAGGCGCAGTACCAGCAGAATCCGCAGGGTGCCTCCGGCAAGCCATACATGCCTCAGTTTCAGCGCTACTTTACGATTGATCATCTCACACAATCCTATTTGCTTGAGACTCCACGAGGCCGTGTTGTTGTTCCCATTGCTGACTGCTGGTTTTTCTGTGTCATTGATCCGGCGATCTCACTGAAACAGACGGCGGACTTCTTTGTCATGGCGGCATATGCAGTGACACCCTATAAAGATACGCTGCTGCTGGATATTTTTCGTGGGCACTACACCCACCCTGAACAAAAAGAGCACCTGGTGCTCTATCATCAACGGTTCGGCTTTCTGCTGGTGGCCGTTGAAAGCGTGGCATATCAAGCTGCGCTCATTCAGACCGGCCTTGCCGAAGGAGTGCCCTGCGTTCCCTTTACGGTGCATCAAGATAAGTTGTTGCGCTCTGGCACGGCCTCTATTTGGGATAGGGCCGGGAAGTCATATACGCTCAAGGATGCGCACTGGCTGTTCGAGTATCAAACAGAAATCTTCGCCTTCCCGCATGGGGCAAAGGATGACCAGGCAGATACCAAGTCGATGTCCGCTATTGTGGTATGCACGATGAAGACGCCTGGCGTGCTTGACCTGAATAGCGATAAAGAAGCGCCTGATACTGCACTCAGCATAGAGCAAATCCTAGAGGCCGAGGCCATCACTGAAGAGCAGCAACGACAGGCAGAGCAAGCGGCCAAAGAGCATGAAGAAGCGTTCACGAAGAAGGGCGGCTTGCTGCTGGATCCATTCGAGTGGAGTGAATCTCATGAGATAGGAGGTGACTGGTCATGAGTAGACGCAATAGACGACAACGCCACTATGCAGAAGAGAAAGCCGACCCGAACGTGGCCTATGTCGTGTCTCAGCAAGGCGTTGCCGCACCTGCCATGATGCCACGTAACATGAAAGCCTACATCCAGGAAGGCTACCGCTCATCAAAGACCGTGTTCAGAGTCGTTGGTCACATCGCACGCGCCGCCGCCGGTATCAAGTGGAAGCACTACACCGATGAGAGCAAGAAGCGCGAGATCAACACCTCACCCTTGCTTGACCTGTGGAAGAATCCAGCGCCGAAGGTGGCAGGCACCGCCTTTCGTGAGGCCATGATTGCCTACTACTGCATGACCGGCAATTCCTACCTGCTCGGTATCAATGCCAACCAGAACCCGACCGCGCCATTTGACGAACTGTACAATCTCAGACCTGATCTGACGAAGATCAAACTTGAAGAAAACGGGCCGCTCTATTATGAATTTGGCAACTTCACACCGCCTCGCCGCTATCCTGAACCGTTCGTGATGCACAATAAGCTCTTTGCGGGCAACGACGACGTGTATGGTATGTCACCTGTCGAGGTGGCTGCGCTGCTCATCGACACGCAGAAGGCAGGGCAAAAGTGGAACCTGGGCCTGCTCAATAACATGGCACGGCCTGGCGGCGCATGGGTGACTGATGCGTTGCTAGGTGCTCAGGAATACAAGACGCTGAAGGACGAGATACGCAAGAAGTTTGCCGGGCCGCGTAACGCTGGTGAAACGGCCATCTTACATGGTGGTGTCAAGTGGCAGAGTATGAGTATGTCACCCTACGAACTGGGCTGGTTAGAGTCTGACACCAAGGGGGATAGAGACATAGCGGGCATCTTCTTCAACTTTCCTCTGTTCTTGCTTGGGCTTGCTGATAGCACCTTCAGCAACCAGGAAGAAGCCCGCTATGCGCTCTATACTGAGATCGTGTTCCCCATTCTGGATATGTTTCAAGACTCACTTAACATGTGGCTCACGCCGCGCTATGGTGGGTATCTTGGCTACGATCAAGAGGATGTGGAGGCGATACAGAAGCGCTTGCAGGAAGCCAAAGCGAAAGAGAGCGAGCGAGCACAGGCAGAGTTTACCGGAGGCACCGTCACCTTCCACGAGGCGCGTGAGATACAAGGCAAGGCGAAACTCCCCTGCAAGGACTTCGTGGTTATCAACTATGTCCCGGTGCATGTGGAAGATTTGGATGAGTATATTGCCGCGATGGCGGGTAAGACGATAGCGCCACCACCACCACCACAGCATCAGTTACCACCACCGGGGCAAACGACGGTCACGCCGGTGGATGAGACCATCCCTGATATCCCTGATGAGAATACTCCGCCTGCCAAGCCCAAGCCTTCGGTTGCCCCTGCCAAAGCGCAAGATGATATAGTTGAGGTGGTGCCATATGATGCGATATCGAGAGAGCAGTATAGAGAACTGCTGAGGGCGAAACGATGAAAAAGCGAGATGAAC